CTGTCCCTCTTACACAGGGTATGTTTGATGGGCTTGTCAGCTTTTCTTTTAACTGCGGCCTTGGGACACTCCAGCGTAGTACGCTTCGCCAGAAACTGCTTCGCGGGGATAAAGAAGGCGCTGGCGAGGAGTTCTTGAAGTATTGCATGGCTGGGGGTAAAATCCTCAAAGGGCTGCAAAACCGCCGTATCGACGAGCGCGCCCTATTTCTCTCATAGGATACCTGATGACCACACCGTCCTACGTCCTGACCTACGACAGCCTCACGAGCACGGTGCTTCAGTACCTTGAGCGTAGCGACCCCGCCGTCGTCGCATTTATCCCGGTGGCCATCACCTTGGCTGAGTTTGAGATCGCCCAAGACATCAAGACGCTTGGCCAGATGGAGGTGGTAGACGCCACCATGAACATCAGCAACCCGGTGCTGGCCAAGCCTGCGCGCTGGCGCAAGACGGTCTCCATGACCATGGTGGACGCCACGGGAGTCAAGACGCCCATGTACCTGCGCAAGCTGGAGTACCTGTCGAGCTACTGGCCCAACGTCACCGCTACCGGCACGCCGCTGTACTACGCCGACTACGACTACGACCACTGGTTCATAGCGCCCACGCCCAGCGCCGCTTTCTCGTTCGAGGCGCTGTGCTACACCCGTTTAGAGCCGTTGTCCTCCGTTAACCAGACCAACTGGCTCACCCAGAATGCGCCCAACGCGATGCTCTACGGCACGCTAAAGCAGACCGCGCCCTTTGTGAAGGACGACCCCCGCTTGGCTATCTGGTCGGGGCTATTTGACAGCGCCATGGCCGCGCTCAAGGCCGAAGACCAGCTCCGCATCGGCGACCGCCAAGCAATTGCTCAGGACTCATAACCATGACAACATACACCAACCCCTTTACGGGACAAACGGTTAGCCCATCGTCGGTTAGCTACGAGGCCATCACACTATCAAGCGATACGGTACTTGAGTGGCCAATAAACGGCAACATTAACACCCCAGCCAGCAACATCATTGACGTAACGGCCACCGCGCCGGGCTATAAGTTAGCGCTGCCGCCTGCGCCGCAGGTATCGACCGGCCAGACCGTCATTATTCGCAACATCGGCATTACGGCCAACACCTTCACGGTAACGGACTACACGGGCGCTACCATCATACTGGTGTCCTCTGGCGTAGCCCAGTACATCTTCTTGACCAACAATAGCACGCTAGGCGGCACGTGGTCTTCCGTGGTGCTGGGCGCCGGCACATCGTCCGCCAACGCCGCAGCGCTTGCCGGGTACGGCCTGACCCCCATCGGGCTTACACTGAACCAAGCCTACGTCACCAACACCTACTACAGCAACGTTACGTTGCCGTCTACGGTGCGCTCGCAGCTCGTTATCTGGGGCAGCGGCGTGGGCACGTTCACGTTACCCTCCGCATCATCGGTGGGCGCAAATTGGTTCTGCATGATCCGCAACGGCGGCACGGGCATCCTGACGTTAACCCCTAACGGCACGAACACCATCGACGGCAACGCCAACCAGCAGCTCCAGCTAACCGAGTCGCTGGTGCTGGTGTCAGACGGCAGCAACTGGAACACCTTTGGCTACGGCAGGTCCAACACCTTCGCCTACACCCAGCTATCGCTGTCGGTGACCGGCGGGACCACGACGCTCACCTCCACGCAAGCTGCCAACACGATCCAGTATTACTCCGGCGCATTGACCAGCAACCAGATTCTGGTCGTGCCGTCCACGGTCCAGTTCTACATCATCACCAACACCACCACGGGCGCGTATACCTTCACGGTGAAGACCGCGGTGGGCGGCGGCGCGACGGTCACGATCCCGCAGAACACGTCGATAGCCTTGGTTTGCGACGGGACCAACGTCTACAACGCCGCCTCGGGCTCGTCCAGCTCGATCACCACGCTGACGGTGGGCAACGGCTCTTTAAGCGTTCCGTCTATCAAGTTCACCGGTGACCTGAACTCGGGCATCTACCTGCCCAGCACCGGGCAGGTTGGCTTTGTTATCGCAAACGCCTCGGCGGGGTACTACGACTCCACGGGCTTTACCATAGTCGGCAAGGTGGCCGCTAGTGGCGCGGTGTCCGGGACCACCGGCACGTTTACTACCGGGATATCCGGGGGCGCGTTTTGACTAAAAAAGTCATCTCGATGGAGGTCCCCCCGGGGATACAGCGCGACGGCACGGTGTTCGATGCGCCCTGCTTTGTCGATGGCCGCTGGGTGCGCTTCCAACGCGGCAGGCCCCGCAAAATAGGCGGCTACGACGCCATCTTTTTGAACGCAACCGGCATATCGCGCGGCATGGCCATGACCGCCGTGAACGGCTTTAACTACGTGGTATCTGGGTACAGTGGTGGCCTTGAGCAGTGGATCACCGGAACCAGCGGCGGGCTGGGCTCTGGCCCCTACACTTACTCCTTGTCCAACTTTACGGCCAACGCCAACAACCTATGGCAGTTTGACATTGCGTATGACTCCACCGGCAACAACACCAACAACTTGGTGGCGCACCCGGGACAAAATCTGAGCTTCATCACATCCACGGTTGAGACGCCCGTGTTGTACGGCGAGTTTCCCGGCAACTACTCGTCGCTCACGATGTCCAAGGTAGGCGTGTTCACCGCTGCGGGATCGACCAACAGCACCACCACATTTACCCTAGCGGCCAGCAACGTGCGCGTGGCCGCTGGCCAGAGCATCAGCGGTACGGGCATCCCGTCGGGCACTACGGTGACCTTGGTGGTGGGCACTGCCGTCACGATGTCCGCCGCAGCGACCGCCACGGGCAGCATCACGGCGACCTTTGACAACAACATCGCGGTGTCGGGCGGCTGCGTGGTGATTCACCCGTACCTGTTCGTGTACGGCAGCAACGGCCTGATCCGCAACTCCAGCGCTGGTGACTTTGCCAACTGGGTAAGCCCAGACGCCAACGCGGCCAACGTGGCCACCGGCAAGATCGTCAGGGGTCTACCTATCCGCGGCGGCTCCACGTCGCCCTCTGGCCTGTTCTGGGCCGTTGATGCCCTAATCCGTGTGAGCTTCCAGCCATCGTCCTCGGGCGGCGTGAACTACTACTGGGCCTACGACCTCGTGAGCAGCCAGACCTCGATCATGTCCTCCAGCTCGGTCATTGAGTACGACGGCATCTTCTACTGGTGCGGAGTAGACCGTTTTTTGGCATACAACGGCGTGGTGCAGGAAATCCCCAACGGCAACAACCAAAACTACTTCTTTGACAACGTGAACATGACCCAGCGCCAGAAGGTCTGGGCGACCAAGGTCCCACGTTACGGCGAAATCTGGTGGTTTTACCCCAAGGGCGATGCCACCGAATGCACCGACGCGATCATCTACAACGTGCGCGATAAGACGTGGTACGACGCCGGGGAGGCCATCGGCGCGCGCCGCTCTGCGGGCGTGTTCTCCGAGGTGTTTTTCAAGCCCATCTGGGCGGGCAACGAGGCCAACACCGAGGGCAAGTACACGCTGTGGCAACACGAGACCGGCGTGGACAGCATCTACTTGACCAACGTGGACGCCGTGCAGAGCTACTTTGAGACCTACAGCATCGGCACGCTGGGCGGGCTGGTGGGCTCGGTGCAGCAACCCGGCGACAACCTGTGGACGCGCCTTGAGCGCATTGAGCCTGACTTCGTGCAAGAGGGCGACATGACCGTAGTGGTGACCGGCCAAGGCTACGCCGACGACACCGTGGTGGATTCGGACCCGTATGTGTTCTCGCCCGGCACGCTCAAGATTGACATGCGCGAGCAGCGCCGCGAGATGCGGCTGCGCTTTGAGTCAAACACCGCTGGGGGGACGTACCAGACGGGCCGCGTGCTGTTGTCTATCACCACTGGCGATGTCCGCGGGACGGGCAACCCATGATCGACATCAATCAATCAAAGCAGGTCTACGACCCTCGCGGCTTCACGTGGGACGCTTGGTGCGCGCTCATGGCCGAGCTGTTCGCGGCCAATCAACTGGGCACAGTGCCCGAGAGCCTTTGGACCACATGGGCCGACGCAATCGCGGGCATAGGCCGGTTTGCTGGGGCCCCTGACAGCCGCAACTTTGCGACGTGGCAGGACTGGGCGTTTGCGTTTAACAACGCATTGAGGAGATAGATATGCGACTCAATGCTGACGCAGACACCTTAGACCTAACGGAACAAAAAGGCGCGTTACAAGCAGTGCGTGAAGCCAACGCCGCTGCCGCCGCTGAGGCTCCCGTATCTGCTCTTACGCCTGTTGCCGCCGCTGAGGCTCCCGCCGCCGCACCTACCCCTAAACCAACTGAGGCAATGTTGCGGGGCAAGGAAATTTCCCAGACTCAGTTCGAGGGGATGGAGCCTGTTTACGATACTGGACACAGGGGGAGCCAAGGAGACCTGTTAGGTTACAAATTTGCAAATTCCCAAGTTCCAGATACAGGGTTGATTGCTGCCTACTCTCAACCTGTATACGGTGGGCGTGATGGTAATCGCTTGATAGACCCCGGAGGAAAGTTTCTTGGGTATGTACCAGATTACCAAAAACACGAGATGCCAAAATCTGATGAAATACTTGCGCTGGAGAAAAAATTTGGCACAACAATGGACCCGATTTATGCTACATATAAGACAGAAGGACGAGGCGGACAGAGAGATGTAGAGTATGGCGCGCCTATTGGGTATCGGTTTGACAATGGCAATAGTCAGTATGTAAATTTTGATGCTACGGGCAACTACACAAGCACCGTAGATAGACCTAAAAACAACGGATTCGGTGACTTTGCTTTAAGCGTTTTGTCCGTAATGTACCCGCCAGCAGCGCCTTTTATTGCTGCGTACAGAACGGTTCAGGCTATAGACAAAGGTGATGTATTAGGGGCTTTGATTTCCGCTACTGGTGCTGGAAAATTTGTGCCCGGCTTAGATGAAAGCACTACTAAGTTACTTAGCGATATATCCACCGGCGCCAAAATAGTTAATGCGGTTAAAACAGGCGATCCGTTGCAAATAGCCAGTTCAATGGTCACGCTACCCGGAGTTCCGCCGGACTTAAAAAACACTTTTGACATTATTAATACCGCTAAAGCCGTAAGTAAAGGCGATATAAATAACTTAATTAACATTGCGCAAAAATACGGGGGCGATGTATCGAAGACAGCAAATTCGGTTACGGTTGACGGCATAACTTATGATGTAAATGCCACGCCTGCTGGTTTTCCGAATACGCCCGGAGCCAGCATGACAACGACTTTGGACGCACAAATTAAAAATAATTTGCTTGAAGAACAAGCGGCGCAAGAGCAAGCGGATAGAGAACAAGCTGCGCGTGAGGCCATACGCGCATCAGAGCCAAGCGGTGGCCTCCCATCGACCACCAACGCCCCGGTAAGTACGGCTCCGATTAGTGCTGATCAAGTAGCGGCCCTCAACCCCCCAACGGACGAACAGATTGCCCAAGAGCAAGCGGATAGAGAGCAGGCTGCGCGTGAAGCTGCGCGTGCGGCGGAACCAATCGGTGGCTTGCCATCAACCACAGATACCGTAACGGATTCTGGGTTGACCTTACCCGCTGTAGATATAACTACACCAGCGCTACCGCTACCGCAAGAAGAGCTACCTATTACCGGCCCTATGGGCAACAACACCATAACGGACTCTCCCCTACCGGTCAACCCTAATGTGGGCACAACAACGGATTCCGGGTTGACCTTACCCGCTGTAGATATAACTACGCCAGCGCTACCGCTACCGCAAGAAGAGCTACCTATTACCGGCCCTATGGGCAACAACACCATAACGGAC